GAAACAAACTTGAAAGAAAGCTGGATGAGTATAATCACACAATGGAATTGATTAGAACGATTATACCAATTGCAGTATTAGTACTTCAAGCAATCATATTGATAAAAATATTATGATTAAAGATCTTTGGTTTAAATCAGAAGAAATAGTTTCAAAAGTAGACGTAGCAGATTTCGTTGTTAACGTGGGTTGGTTTATTTTATTCGTATTTAAAACAATTATTATGTTTATTGCATGTGTAGGAGTATTTGCAGTGCTATTAATTACAAATTTTTTAAAAGGTAGGAAAAGAATTATATACAACAGAGACGGTACAAAAGAATATCTTGTGAGATATTATCTGTTTTTGAAAGATAGAAAAAGATTTCCTTTCAATATTACTTTACATAAGATAATGATGGGTGATGAACCAGTGCTACATAATCATCCTTGGAGTTGGGGTGCTCTTATAATCAAAGGTGGTTACTGGGAACATTCATTAAAAGGTAAAACTTGGAAAGGTCCTGGATCATTAAGATTTAGAAAAGCTGAAGATTTACATTATTTAGAATTAGCCAAAGACAAAGATGGAAATGAAATACCTTGTTGGAGTTTATTTTACATGGGTAAAAAATCAGACAGTTGGGGTTTCTATGTAGATGGTGAAATCATTGACAATGAAAAGTATCTCAGCGATAGAAAAAAATAATGGAAAAACAAATTCCAACTTGCATTAATTATGGCTGTGATAACAAAGTAACAAAAAGTGGAAAATATAAATTAAGACCAGTTTGTTGGAAATGTCATCAAGCATCATATGGTGCAAGAGAATTAGATGAAGGAGTTAGGTTCTTTAAAAAACCAATATGTGAAAATGTTTCTGGATTTTTAGGATATGAATGCACGGCTTTTATTCCTCATTCTGGAGCACTAGAACTAGATCATAAAGATGGTGATCAATACAATAATAGGCCAGAAAACATACAAACACTATGCAAAATATGTCATTCTTGGAAGAGCAAAATGAATAATGATTACAAAAAAAGCAAATCATTTGCTTGACAAAATCAATAAATACGTATATAATGAAGTATATAGATTATTTAATATGGAGAATAGAATTGTTAAAATATGATAACATAATTTTATTTCCAATGGAAAAAACAGTAGAAAAAAATGAAAATGAAAAAACAGAAAATTAGCATTCCGTTTAGTTTAAATCCAAAAGGTTGGTTTTTAAAAGGACAAGAAAAAGAAATAGCTAAAGCAAAACATGAACTATCTGGTGTACAACTTGATAAGAAATTAGCTGACATTGAAAACAAACCTTACGTGACTGTACTGAACACAAATTTTGATCCTGATAATCCAAAAAAAGGTTATTTTGAATTAGATTGGAATCAATCATTTATTGATATGTTGACTAAAAATGGTTATACAGGTATTACTGATGACGATATAGTTAATAAGTGGTTTGACGATTTGTGTAAAGGTATTGTGCTTGAAACAATGGACCAAGATGTGTTTGACGAATTAAAATCACAACAAGAGACAAGTTCTAAAGTTTCAAAAACAAAACTCAAAGACGGAAAAGTTGAATATTCGTGACATATATTTTAGTAGATACTGCAAATACGTTTTTTAGAGCTAGACACGTATCAAGTAGAGGAACAGATTTAGATACAAAAATCAGTTTGGCATTCCACATTCTTTTTAATTCACTTAAAAAAGCTAACACTATGTTTTCAGGATCACATGTTGTATTCTGCTTAGAAGGTAGAAGTTGGCGTAAAGATGTTTATGAACCTTACAAGAAAAATAGAAAAGTTGTTTTAGACAAAAGAACCGAACGTGAAAAAGAAGAAGATGATTTTTGGTGGGAAGCATTTGATCATTTTTGTACGTTTGTAAAAGAAAATACAAATTGTTCTGTATTGCGTGAGCCAACATCTGAAGCAGATGATTGTATTGCACTTTGGATACAAGCACACCCAAATGAAAAACATGTAATTATTTCTTCTGATTCTGATTTCTATCAATTAATCAATAATAATGTGACGCTATACAATGGTGTTGCAAATCAAATTGTAACAGCAAATGGTTTTTATGATGAAAAAGATCGTCCGATCATAGATAAAAAAACAGGTGAAACAAAACTTCCGCCTAATCCGGAATGGATGCTTTTTGAAAAATGTATGAGGGGTGATTCAGCTGACAATGTATTTTCAGCATATCCGAAAGTGCGTAAAGCAAAATTAGAAGAAGCATTTGCAGATAGAGAGAATTAAGGATTTGTGTGGAACAATTTAATGTTGCAACGTTGGACAGATCATAATGGAACTGAACATAGAGTAAAAGAATGTTATGAAAGAAATAAAAAATTAATCGATCTTACACAACAGCCAGAAGAAATTAGAAAAAAAGTGTTTGCAGAAATATTCCAAGCACAGAATCCAAAACATGTTGATCAGGTTGGTATAAGATTTATGAAATTTTGTGCAAAGTATGGATTAAATAGATTATCTGAACAACCAACTGATCACGCACAATATTTAAATGCAGGTTATCCACGTGTTAAAAGCAAAGCAAATAATTAAAGATTCTTTTTGGATCCTAGAAAGCAATGAGCAGAAAATAGGGACCATGAGACATGCAAATAGCACATGGCAGTTATTACTAGATAAAGATAGAAAAGACTTCACCTCATATGAGAATGTAGTTGAATTTTTAGGAGAAGATCCTTTTAAGGTTGAAGAAAAGAGATTATTAGATCAACCTGTACAAGGTAACTTTGATGTTGAAGGATATCCTACTCCGGTACAACCTTATAATGTAGAACATTACAAATCATTGCCTATATACACCAAAACAATTAAATCTGGTGTAAAATACAGTGCAGGATATTATGGTATTGAATTTGCTAAAGGTTGGGTGCCGTCATTTAATCCTAAATTAAACACTTTGCTCGAAGGTGCAGTCTCGTATGTTGGTCCATTTTATTCAGAAATGGAAATGAATATTAACATAAATAATAAAAAGCGAGAACGAAAGCACACACATGGCACAGTATGATAACATAAAAAGTTTTTGTAACAGAGTAATACATCTACAAAAATCAAACAGCAAAGAATTGAGATTAACTCAAGAAGAAGCAGTATCATTAATGTGTGAATTAAATCAATTGTTACTAACACAAAAGAATACGATACAAATTCCAAACACCGAGTCTAAGATACAATCGTCAGTTGATGCAGGATCGTTTTAGGAGAAACAAGATGAAGAAACTAAAGCTACTACCATTAATGGTCATGATGCTATCTTTGATGGTACCTTACAACCTAATCGCATCAACACACGATGATGACAATCCAAATACATTTAAGTATGAGAGATGTATGTATAACACTGCATCTGAAATAGTTGCAGAAGCTATACCTAATGTAGTTTATATTTTTATGGAAAGAGGTCCAGAAGTAACATTTGATGATGAATTTGGTGGATTGATGCCTAGCATACCAAGACCTACTTCAGGAATTGGAACAGGATTTTTTATTAATGATGAAGGTTATATTGTTACCAATGCACACGTGGTAAAAGGTGCAACTACTTTAAAAATATTTTATTGGGATTCTCCTTTAGAATATGGAGATGCAGAAATTGTAGGTATTGATGAAATTGCAGATATCGCCGTAGTAAAAATTAATCCAGAAGGTCCAACTAAATTTGTTGAATGGGGAGACAGCGATAAATTAGAAATGGGTAGTGACGTGATAGCAATTGGTCATGGTTTGAGTATGCCATGGGCAGTCACAAAAGGAATTATAAGTTACGTTGATAGATCACCAGATAAATCAAAACCAATGATAACATACAATCAATCAGACACAGTTATCAACCAAGGTAACTCAGGAGGTCCTTTGTTTGATATGTGTGGTAAAGTTGTTGGGGTAAACACATTATTATTTTCAAGAACAGGATCTTTTTCAGGAGTTGGGTTTTCAATACCATCTAATCTAGCAAAAAGATCAGTTGATCAAATTATTGAAAAAGGTTACACAACATATCCTGCTATTGGAATACAGATGAAAGTAGTTTCAACTCTTGAAGAAAGAAAACATTTATTAAGTATCGGAATAGAATCAGTGGTAAAAGTTGACAAACCATCAGAAGGCGGAGCGGCCGAATTAGCTGGTTTAAAAAGTGGTGATATTTTAGTTGAAGTTGGTGGACATGAAATAGTTGGATCACTTGATATTATCAAGCAGTTATGGTATAACGAAATTGGTGACATATTAAAAGTCAAAGTATACAGAGATGGTGAATTTATGACTTTTGATGTTAAGTTACAACCATTTATATTTCAAAATCTTGAAGGAAAATAGTATGAAAGAAGTTATAGTCTACAGTAAAAATTTGTGTGGTTACTGTGTTCAAGCAAAAAACTGGTTAAAAAGTAAAAATATTGAATTTAAAGAAATCAACATAGAGGAACAGCTAGAAGCACGTGAATTTGTAATTAGCCAAGGACATAGAACCATGCCCCAGATCTATATAGAAGGTCAAAGCATAGGTGGATATCAACAGCTAATTCAATTAAACGAATCTGCGTTTAATTAGCATAAATACAATTGTTATGGATACACAAGAGATATTAGATAATCATTACGCAGTTCACAAGAACACTAGCCTACTTGATATATTGCTAGAGTTTGAAAAATCTATGGACGAAATGGGAATTTACACCTATAAAAACTGGATGGAAGGTGAAATCGTCGACGGACCTAAAATTGGTAGATATTGGGTAGATATTACAATAATGTATCCAAGAGAAATGATGCCAGATCCAGCTGGTGGTCAACGTTTACTTGGTTATGACTGCAAAGTGTATTACAAAAAAGATTACTATTTGGCTCCACGTAGAGTAAAAACACCAGGTGATTTTAAACCTGGAACAAAAAAACCACAAGTGGATGAAGTACCAGTTTGGTT